ATAGGCCCGTGGTTAAACGTTTGCCCTTTACCCCTGCCTACCCTACCAAGGTATGTCATCACCCTCTGCTACCCGAGTGTTTGTAGGGGTTCTAGGTGGCTCTGACCTGAGTGCCTCAGTCCCACCGTTAGGAACCTTCATCCTTTCGGCTGGGTCTTCCAGTTTGATCCCATAGTCTGGAGACTTAGGATTGTTCTTTCTTTCCCTGTTATCCCACACTGATATGTTGTACTCCATCTCCTCAGTACAAGCAGGAACCTTGATCTTACCACCAAAGTCTGGTGCGTTAGGGTGTGACTTCACTTCTGGTACCCACATGCTACCAGTTAACGGCTTTCTGTCAAACGCTGGCATTATGCCCTCCTATTTACGTTGATTTGCACTGATTGTACGCCAGATATCTATCTCTCTCTGAGCAGATTGACGCTTGGCTTCCATTACATCTACATCTGTCGTAGTTTCTGACAACCTTTCGATGAAAGTCTTGTACTCATGTGACGCATACGCCCTGCTCTCCCTCTCTGCTACAGTACCGTCAGCAGTCAGGAAGTGTTGCGCTTTGATAAGCTTCAGATAGTACGGTGCCATCTTAACATAGGCTGATAGCCTACCGAACTCCTCATCTGTACTTGTTAGATAATCTAATGCTTTCTCAATCACATCATCCGATACTTGTTGCACAGTTCTCACGACCAGAACCCTCCCTCTTGCATTTCTTTCTCCCCTATTATACCATGATGGAAGGCTAAACGCAAGGTGTTAAAGATCATTGTCACCTGATGCCACCACAATACTGAATCACCTGAGGTGTGCATCTTGTTATGACACTCAAAGCATAGCGGCATGACCAGATAATCCGCAGCCTTGAGTGACGTACCTCCACAATGGGGAGCTAGGATGTGGGCTAAGTGATGTGCAACTATGGTATCATCCAGTATACTACAGTTAGCACACTTCAATGTAGCTACCCAATCCCTATACTTCTTACTCTCCCATCGCTTTATCTTTGGAATCATATTCCACACACTCCTGATAGACATTGCTCTTCACTGTTATCTTCTATGATTAGGTTGCGTTTCTTTAACGCCTCCTCCCAACTAACTTCTTTGATTGGTTGCCCACCCCTTGCACCATCAGGGTAGAACGTCAGCCCCCTAAGGTAAGCTAGATGATTCTCATATCTTTCCTTAGTGTGCTTGCATATCAGATGACATAGCTTTTCTATTGACCAATCCATGTTGCTACCTAGATTGATAGTGCTACTAATGCTATGATCTGTATACTGTTGTATCTCAGACTGCACGCTCATCCTTCTATCCAATCCCTTGAGTGTAGCTGATAGATCATAAGCTGTCTCAATCTTATCAGGATTAATACCTAGCTCAGTCAATGCTTGCGCTGTCGCATCCACCATGTACTGCGCCTTCCACTTGTTGCCTTCCTCAATGTATCTCCTGAGGTACGCCTTCGCAAAGACCGGCTCGACTCCTGATGTGGTACCGGCAAGCATCGAGATACTTCCTGTCGGAGCGACAGCCCTGTATCCCTTTGGTCTGGATAGGAACAGCCTGTCACAGTGTTCGTTTGCACCTCGCTCTGACTCATCCTTCCATACCTGTAACCATTCTTTGAATTCATCAGTAACCTCGTACTTGTGACCATGCTTTAGCATCCACTCATGCACCCCCATCAAACCAAGGCCAAGCCTTGAGTTCTTCTGCCTTACTTCCTTTACTTTCTCATAGGGAAGATCAGCCCTGATAAGGCCGCAGACAAGGAACTTAGATGCAAGGTACACCACATCTTTAAATTCCTCCAGCGTGTCAATGTTCGCAAGATTAACAGACCCCAAGTTACATACATCAGAATCATCTTCCGACGTAACTTCTGTACAAGCATTTCTAAGTGTTTCATTCTGCTTCTCTCCAAAGTTAAACGAGAACCCCGGCTCACCTGTTAGCACGGCTTGCCTTACGTTAGATTGAAATGTCTCCGACATTGGATTACGTAGCCAAGCATCATCATAGTTTAGGCTGACGTTCATCATGTCAAGCGGTGCATCAAACTCAAAGTCATGCTTCTTAGCATCAGCCATTGTGAATGGCTTGCCTTCCGCAGTATACGCACCCTTGATTATTATATCATGCCAGTTCTTAGCGGTCAAGAACTCTTGAACGTCATCATGTAAATGATTCATGCTCATGTAGATAGCAGACCTACGCCCACCACCCTGCATAACATTCTTACCTACCGCATTGATTGTTTTCATCAGGGGTATAGGTCCAGATGCCATGCCCCCTGTCCTGTTTAGCCTACGACCAGACGGACGAGCTATAGATATATCAGCACCCACTCCACCACCTGTCATCAGACATGACATCATGTTACCAGTGAGGTCAACCCACGCCTCTCTAGTATCCTCCTCTAACCTGTGCAAGTAGCAGTTGTTAAAGAACTTAGCTGGTCTACCGGCGTAGTATATATACCTACCTCCCGGCATGAACTTCTGTTCTCGTATATACTTAGCAAGCTCGTCTTGTTCATCCTTCGACATCAGCATGTTCACTGTGCCATCGGCTGTGCCACACACATGGTTGACGATAGTGTTAGCCCTGTCTTCCCATGTCTCTAGCGGGGTACTAGCATATTTATTTCGGAACGTTGTCTCAGCTAGTTTAGTTCTCCATTCAAATGTCATCGTAATAGTATACTCCTGTTATGTTTTTCTTATGATCCCAGTCACTTCCAACTTTGTTCATATCCATCACTTGCTTTGCCCAACCCAAAGCGTTAACACTTATTCGGGCATTGCGTAATGTACCTACCCATGCATCACCACATTCACTAAGTTCATCGACTAACTCAGTGCAAGATGATACACACTTATCAGTTTTTTCTATGACCATTGCAACATCATACGCCTTCTCTTCCTCACTCTTGGCTCTTGGTTTATAGTTACCGCTCATCTTTATTCTCCCTCTTGAAGTCATCTGATTCATCTTCGCTAAAGACATTAAACTTATACGCACCAACAATTTGCAAGACAGCGCGAGCCTTTGACCGTTTCTCTGCCATTTCAGGGACATAATTACTTTGACAATTTCCTCCATCACCATGCCATGCACTAGCAAAGGTTTCAATTTGAAGCTCACCCATAGTAGCTACCGCTTTCATAACGCAGAACTCTTGGCCTATAACTACCGGAGTGTAAGTTATTGAGATGTCATGTATCCATTGAATCTTCTCGATACCAGCTCTAGTAATAAGGGCTATGGTTTTGCCGCCCCTCTTCATCTTCCAGATATCTTCATCCATAATGAGGCCGCAGTTTTGTACAAGCTGTGTCATAAACTCTTTACGAGTTGTCATCTGTAATCTCCTTAAAGTCCTTTAATTTCAATACGATATAGCTGTCTTCATACTTCATCTGCTTCTGGTGCAGCACGACAACAGGCTTACGATGCTCCGCCTCAGTTACCGCTTGCTCCATTGCATCATGCAACCACTGAGGTAAAGACTTACGATGCTTCACCTCTATACTCCAGCGAGGATGCTCGACATCACGGCGTGACTCACCGTTACAACCAGTGCGCTCACCGCCTAGTAGCCTAGCTACCTCACGCTCACAGTGTTTCCAAGTAGTCATGGTAAGTGCGGGGGGTGATTATCGTAGCACAAAGGAGCCGACCAGCAAGAACCACGATAATCTTTGCGGACACCCCCGCTTGCCCGACCCATTATCCTGCTGGTCCGTGTATGTAATTATCGAAGAACCAATTCTCAGCCTTGGTATAAGTAGGGAAGTCATGCGACTCAATGAGATCAGGATAGAATGTTAGCGCACTATCGGTATCATCATATTGATAGATGTCTAACTTCTTAGACTCTGGCCTCCATATTCCTTGGAATCTACCACGGTTAAGCCGCTTTGGTTTTCTTTCCATGTATTTTACCACCTAATAGTTTACTTGTCAAGGCTTTCTCTTTACATCGTTGATACCATTGCTCCTTAGTCTCATCATCTTTCTTAAACAAATCCCTCTCTAATAACAAGGCTTTGAACAGGTGCTTGAATCCCCATAGCTTACCACCATACCACTGTTTGCTATAGTCTTCAGCCCAACAGGTATCACATAAAGATGTAGGCCAGAGTTGAGTAACACGTTTACCGCATCTGCATTTCATGTTAAGTATCCATATCGTTTAGGGTAAGAGGGGTACATCGTTCCCAACGGGATACCTTCACCTTGGAATTTACACAACGGAGATTCATCAGGGATGTATACCTCAATCCCTAAACCCCTTGCGTATCCTATTAGGTACTCCATGTTAGGTCTTTGATATTCAAACTCAGTCTTATACGACGGGTCATCAGGATGGGTAGCTGTTATGTTAGCCATATCAACACCCCATATCCCTATCTTTGATTCATAAAGAGGACCGCCTTTATAACGGTAAGCCCTAATCCAGTGAATAGCCATGCCTAATACATAAGATATAGATGAGTTAAAGTAATCCATACCTAGAGAATTAATCACTGTCCCTAATGGATACGACATCGCGTTAGGTACATCAGTGTATTCTCTCTGCATATAAAGAGTGCTTAAAGAATTCAATCTATCAATGTATCCGTCTGGCCTGTATGCTTTCGGCTCTTTCAGAAGTTCTAAGGGATGCATCTCAAAGTGTACATCAATGAGTTCCCACATAGAATCCCAAGGCAAGCCCCATATTTCCCAGTCATCATCACCCCAAGGTGCATCTTCGTGGGAAGATGGAGACAACCCTACTATAGCTATTTGTCTAGCCATTTTAATCAGTCTCTCCATTACTAGGTCGACGGTTTAGTATAGCATCTTTCTCTGCCGCCATCCTATCCCGCCACTCTTGGGTTGTTTCCCTGTGCTTGTACTCAACAGTAGCGGGATCAATCTGTTTGACGGGATGCTTCACCGCTGCCAGTGTTGCATTCCAATACTGATTGACTGGCTGACCCATCCCTTCCATCAGAGTCATACCCCTAGAGGTAGAGAATCCCATACCACCAGAGAAGTTTTCTTTCTGGAACGCATGAACAACAGCCTCATCTAACAGATGTTCGACACTATCAATACTAATTTGTTGGTCCTCATATAATGGGGGAACCAATGCCTCTACCTGTCTCTCTGAACCGCTGTACTCTTGTAAAGTAAAATACACTTTAAACAATCTCCTTTTAGCCCATTCGATTTCTTCATGGGTATATGCAGTGAGTTGATTTACCCTCTCGATATGATCCAAGCACCTATTTTTGTAAGCATCAATAGGTACTGTTCCCTTCTGGGTTATATCATAGTTCATCTTTCTAATCAAGCCTTCGGCTTGTTTAACGATGCGTCTTAATAATACAGAGTCTCTCATATATATACTTTTGTGCTTTAATTCATTGATATTATTGTTGTTTAAAATCATATACTTGGAGAATAAAAGTATATAAGTAGAGGGAACTATGTCTGAATTAGAAGTCAAGCTCAAGAGGCTCAAGCGTAGGAACTTTGTAGCTAAGAACAATAAGCACAGAGCTAAACGCCACGCCTCTCTAAAAGCATACAAGCGTAGGCCTAAACATGCCTCACTCGCCGATGATTCCAGTTGATATGAACTTGCTTATCCCTTGTCCATGCCAAGTGGACTGATAAACTTCATACTTGTTAACATCATTCCAAACATCATACCATGTGTAGGTTCGTATGCATCCGTCCCACGACGCAGCAATAGCGACCATACCTGAGTCCTTGGTGCCGCATCGTGTACCAGCGCCTCGATTACCATATATTGTACCATAAAAGTGTGACATTATCAACCCTCATTCGTATTTCTCAGTGATAGAATCTTCAAGGTACATATCCTCTAATACTTTCAAGTGCTTACGAGTAAACTCTAAAGGACTTTCTATTAACCCGCAGTCAGTACGATAACCAACTGCTTGTAAGTAATACTCTTCATCAAGACGAGGCTCACGTTTCATTGCCTCGCTCGATCCTAACGGGTACGTTTTATTAGATATCGACGACATCGATGCACCTCCTTATGTCTTCCATACAACCATCCATATCCTCAAGATAACTGTCTATACGACGAAGGCTAGTATCAAGATCATCAAATCTTTCAGCCTTATCATACATCTCTTGTAATCCATCCATCCATCTATTTAATTGTTTGATATAAAAAGCATCATTCTGATTAATCTCTGCATCAAGTATATCAATTAATGGAAGGACTACTTCATGGTCTGATTCTTTAATCGCCTCAATAATCTTATGTATCAGTGTCATTAGAATGGCTCCTCGCCTATTGGAACGTTTAGTCTCTCTTGTCTATCGAGATCATCATTTTGAATGATCTGCCCCAATACCTCATGGATTGCCTCAATCTCACCTATATCATACAGCTTTAATACATTACCCCTCAATCCTGACTTACAGGTAATCATTACATTAATATCAGTAGGGCTTCCCTTTTCATCATAATAAGCCACTACAATATGCTGATCTAATTGTACAGACATTGCTATATTCTCCCTACTCATAACATTCTCCCTATATCATTACTGCCCATATAAAAACAAATGTAGCTGGTAACAGAGCTATCACAAGACCTAACAAAATCCAATGCCACATATCCATAATCATTTACCTGTTAACTGTTAATGTTTTACTAATTGTTTCGATTGTACCACGTTTTTTACTGCTTGTCAACCCCTTGAGGAGTTAACCTTTAAAGGATTCGTTATTTAACAGACCCATTCGATACATATTCTTAACAACAGCACGAAGTATAGCTAGGTTTTGTTCGGAGCGATGCTGATGCACAGTGTCTATCTTAGCTTTAGTTATCGACCAAAGCAAGGCATCTACAGTATCCTCCTCTAATGTGAGAGTAACTTCATGGTTGCCTACAATAACTCGTTTCTTTTTAGCCATTACAGTAGTTCCTTTACGATTACCAAACAATTCTTGATTCCATTTCTTCTGCATAACTGACCACCTTTGGGAGTTGGTCATAATAAAATGCCTCTCTAAGTGATGTCGTTCATCCCATCTGGGCCGTAATCTGTGCTGTTGGTTGGGAAGGAACAGCAGTTATCATGGAAGGGAACCAAAAGGGGGGAGGGCCAGCCGAAGCCGACCCTCCCAGTAGATTAGAAGGAGTTCTGCAGGGCCGTGAGGTCCAGAACACCTGCATCGAAGGATTCCTTGCTCAATGCCCGATCACCTTTCAGCTTGCCTGTTAAGGTCTTTGCACGGTCCGCTCTGAGTCCCTTGAACCCTGACTTGAGTGCTTTCTGTAGCATTTCAGGCAATTCCTTGGGATAATCACAGCCTGCTAAAGCGTTACTAATCATCCAATCGTTGATAGTAGTACAGATATCAACCTCATACTTACGCCAGCTAGCAACCTGTTTCTCTTGATCCCACTTCTGCACCTCCAACTCTGGTGCTGTTAGGAACGCCGCTTCTTCCTCTGATGGGACATATGGCTTGCACATAAAGTCGATAGATTGCTGTAACGTATTCGTATCGTATATGTCAGCCGCCAGCGTTTCCAGCAGGACAGCCGCGTAACTCTTAGCTCTGGCAACGTAATCAACCTGTACGTATGATCCTGTTTCAAGCTTGGCCTCGTACCGCTCCCTAGCTTCACGTTCAAAGTCAAGCTCATTCCGCTTGTCCAAGGTAGGCTCCTCTGGCTCTTTATGTCCAAAGGTGAGATGTAGCCGTAGATTACCCAAGGCTCTGCACCTCGCCTGACCTCTGAGTGAACGTATCAGGTTAGGATATTGCTCACCCATGCTGATCATTTCATTTAACTGTTTCATTTTCTACTCCTATCTAAGATTGTTGTAATAAGAGCTATCTTCTGATCTAAATCAGAGTTGCTATAGTCTCTTATCAGGTTATCATGCATATAATCTTTCTTCTGCTTTTCCGTTATCCAACCCGCTTTAACCGACTGACCCAAAGCGTTCAAGGATTTAATTACTAACTCTGCATCATGCTTATCATAAGGCATTTTTACGGGTTTCTTATCTGCTACATCATAGTGATCACTGGCCGCAAGAGAACCACAAACCCAAACATCATCTAAGTAGTAATCCTTGTACCAATCTTCAAAGGGTAAAGCCGGTGTATCTGGGCAATTATCCCTATATGTAGCATACATCTGATTTAATGTTTCATTTGCAATACCTGCATTTGTCATCTGTGCTGTCCTCAATAATGGGTTTATACGAACATCTACATCAGTGGGCATTTTACAGTGAGGAGCGCAGGAAGTCAAGGGCGGACTGTTGTATCGTCCGTTTATATACCCTTTACTTTCGAGCACCGGAACTACACTTGCAGCCCGCCATGATGTGAGTCGCGTAGGGGCGCGTCAACATAACAGCCTTCATCGAAGGTTATCAAAGGTGCCGTAATTAGCCAGTGAGGAACAGGACTGCTTCACCGTCCGTATATATAGCTTATACAGTATTAGCAGTATAGTGAATCAAGTCTTCCGTAGTCCGTAGTCTTTAGTCTGTAATGATATCCCTCCCGCACACACACACGCTTGGTTTAGGTTCTCCGGTTCTAGTTATGTACAGTTCAAACCAACCCAGTTCCCAAACCATGGTGCTGTTCGGACCCGCGGGGATGAGCGTAAGCGATTCGCCGCCTCTGTTACGAGCATAAGCGAGAAAACTAGAGGTGCCCTAGGCACCCCCCTTGCCGTAGAAGTATATATAAATGTCCTACCCATACAGCGAAGGGTAAATATCACTAACATAAGCATTTAATTATGAAACATCTAACAGACAACAACACAAACTATTGGAAGCATCTAAGGTTTGCTTTATTTATTTCCCTGAAACTGTCGTTACTGTCAGTAGCGGGAGCTATCCATGCTGTTATTCCGTATATATTCCAGAGAACCGTATCTAATGGAATTAGTGATATAGATGGTTTGATGGCAGAACAGGTAGGAAACCCCGGCGGAACTGATTAGTGGCTGATTATCTGGAGAAGCTAAAGGAGGAGTATCCGGGCATGTTCGGTCCTGTAGGGGCAGCGCCTGCCATAGCTTCCCATGAGTTTGCTCCTATCCGAACAGCCGGTCTATGGAGCGATTACGTTAGGCCTGCTCTGGAATGGGTTGGGGAAACGGTACCGGGTATTGGTCGATCTGAGACATCTGATCCTTCATGGCGAGCGCCAGTCCATGATCGCCTGAAAGAAGAAAGGGAAGCAGCAGAAGAATATCGAAGAAGGTCCGAAGAGGACATGCGTAGGCTTGAGGAAGAAACCAGAGAGTACGATAAAGATTTTAAAAAGATTGGGTTTATTACTGGTGAAGACCCATCTGCTGCCTATGATGTTTCGAGAGAAGCGTGGAAAGAAGCAGTAAGGGAAGACCCATCTGGTGTCGCTGTAATGCCTTCACCACTTGATTCTGGTTATACAAAGTTCATAGATGGTCGAACACTTCCTTTTCTTGATATGCCTGTTCTCAGACCAGATGAGATGACTGATGATGAGATCGATGATCTGATATCGGAAGGCTTAGACTTATCAGCAGACGATCCATTGCTCTCAGGTTATACACCGGGTATTGGCCCAGATGCTTTACCAGAAACTGTTACAGCCATGATCGATGCTGATATGGCTGCTGGTCTACATCCTGAGGTTGCAGAAGCATTACCCTTTGATCTATCAGCCCTTACAGATCACTCTCTGCCACATAGCTCTACTTTGTCTTTAGATGATATTCGTCGTGGTCTTATTCCTGAAGTTCTCGATCCGTGGAGAGTGGCTGAAGATTTCTCAAAAGGTCTAGATCATCCATTTGTTGAAGGCTCTCTTTCAGCGGAAGGATTGTCAGAAGCTGATAGAGACCTTGCAGCGGCTCCGCTAGGTTTTGCAGGAGCAACTACTGCGGAGATAACTGGTGCGCCACATCACTCAGATATAGCGATGCCGGGTCTTCCCCATCCAGCTAAAAGCGCGGTTTCGGGAATAGAGGATGCAACAAAACATGCTTTAGCCTCTTTAGAACTTGGTAAGGATTTTATGGATTTTGCTGAGTTACCCGGTAGAATACCTCTAGCTCCGCTTCGTGATCCAAGCCCTGTAGAGCCTATGGACTTTATGACTCATGCTACTGTTGACAAAATGGTAAGGGATGCTGCGGTAGTAGGAACAACCGTTACTGCGGATGATGTAAAAGCAATGATTGCAGCCGATGTTGGTTATAAAATGCGTGAAGCTGAACTTGCGCCTACTGCTGTAGCTGCGGAATTAACCGCTGGAACATCTTACCCAATGTCTTACACCCCGGTATCAGATGTAGTGGCAATGGGTCTTGTTCCAACAACACCTATAGGAACTGCAATACCCGCTGCTGCCCCTGCTCCGGTAGCCGCACCAATATATTCACCACCAGAGCCTGATGATGTTCCTACGCACTCACCTGTTTACGCTCCTGCTGAATTATCAGTCGCACCACCCGTTTCTGTTTCAGTACCCGCATCATTAGTTGCAGAAGTGTTAGCACCAACTCCCCACTTAGACTCTAGAACTGTAGGTGGCATGAGTGGTCGGGAGAGGGCTGAGTATGAAGCTTTGATTGATGCTTTTGAGCATGGTAGATTAGGTGGTGGTTCATCTGGTTGGTCAGGTGGAGATGATGCAGGTATGGGAGAATGGGGTGGCTCTGATACCGGAGGTGGTGGTGGATTTGGTTATGGTATTTAAAAATGACCGATAAACAAGATAGATTCATAGAGAACTATGTACTTACAGGGAATGCCACGAAGTCTGCTATTGCTAGTGGCTACTCCGAAAAGACTGCAAAGGTTAAGGGTTCTCAACTTAAAGCGCAGCTCAGAAATGAAATACTTGAAGCGACTCAAAAGGTGCTGGCAGATAAAATCCCGGAGGGACTTAGCTGGCTCACAGAACTTGCCAGAGAAGCAGAGAGTGAGTCTGTTCGACTCGGAGCTATCAAGGATTTACTTGACCGCGCTGGCCTTAAACCCGTCGAACGTATCGAGACAACAACAGTTGAACAAATGTCAGATGAGGAAATCAGAAAAGAACTAGATGCTCTCACAAGACATTAACCGAAAGCTAGAGCTTCTTAGGGAACAGAAGAAGAGGCTACGCTTTAATAGAATAGATCAATACGATCCTTATCCGTACCAACAGCAGTTCCATGAAACAAGCAAAGATAGTAACCAACGCTTGCTCATGGCTGCTAACCGTATAGGGAAATCCTTTTGTGGTGCGGCAGAGATGTCATATCATCTGCGTGGGATATACCCTGACTGGTGGAAAGGAAGAAGGTATGACCAACCTATAACTGCGTGGGCTGGTGGTGTATCCAACGAGACTACACGAGATATAGTACAGGCAGAATTATTGGGTTCCCCTGATGATCCTGACGCATTTGGCTCCGGTGCAATTCCCAAGAATTACATAATAAAGACGGAAAGAAAGCCGGGTGTACCAAACGCTAAAAGTGTTGCGTTAATACGACACGTCAGCGGTGGGAACTCTTCTTTACATTTCAAAGCCTATGAGATGGGGGTAGAGAAGTGGCAGGGCCGATCCGTGGACGTTGTGTGGCTAGATGAAGAACCAAGCAGAGATATCTACTCACAAGCCGTCACCAGAACGCTGGACAGGCGCGGTATGGTCTATATGACCTTTACCCCTGAGGCGGGTATGACTGAAACCGTAGCGGCCTTTATGAACCGTATACAGGCCGGACAGAGCCTAGTTAACGCTACATGGGATGATGCATCTGAGAAGATCAAGTCCATGAAGGGGCAGCAGGGGCATTTGTCTGAAGCTGTTATGGAACAGATACTATCTGCTTACTCTCCGCATGAGCGGGAAATGAGGAGGTATGGTAGACCATCAATAGGTTCAGGGCTTATATTCCCTGTTGACGAAGAAAAGATTATCATTGATCCGGTAGAGATAAAGGATCATTGGCCTAGAATAGCAGCAATCGACTTTGGTTGGGATCATCCTACAGCGGTAGTATGGTGTGCTGTAGATAGAGATGAGGATGTATTCTATGTATACGATTGTCACCGGGAGTCTAAAGCCTCTCCAGCGGTACACGCACAAACTATACGATCTAGACCTCATTTTATCCCCATTGCTTATCCCCATGATGGCAATAGACGAGATTCTATGGGTAATCCCGGTTTGGCTGACCAGTATCGTAATCTAGGTTGCAACTTTTTGCTAGAGCATTTCTCTAATCCCCCGGCATTAGGAAACAATAAAGGCTCTAACTCCATAGAAGAAGGACTAATGGCTATGCTGCAGTCAATGGAGGCTGGTAACTTTAAGGTATTTTCTACATTAAGTAACTGGTTTGAAGAGTTTAGAATGTATCACAGGAAGGGAGGAAAGGTAGTTCCGTTCCGTGATGACTTAATGAGCGCAACAAGATACGCCTTCCAATCTCAACGATTCGCAGTTTCAGGTTCCGACCCTGCGTGGACACAGGATATAACATACAAGAATTATGGCATCGTCTAAAATAACAGATACAGAATTACTAGCAAGAATCCAAGGCGAGATAACAGACGCTTTAGGTTATAGTGATACAATCTCCCTGCAAAGGGAAGAGGCTATGAGGTATTACTATGCTGAGAAATTTGGTAATGAAGTAGAGGGTCGTAGTCAATATGTTGATTCCTCTGTAATGGATACTATAGAGTGGATCAAACCTTCCCTCATGCGGGTGTTTGCATCTGGCGATGAGATGGTTAGCTTTAGTCCTGTTGGCCCTGAGGATGTAGAGTCGGCAAAGCAAGCTACTGATTATGTTAATCACATCTTCACTAAAGATAACCCCGGCTGGGAAATACTATACACTTGGTTTACTGACGCTCTACTCCAAAAGAATGGTATAGTCAAGTGTTGGTGGGATGAGTATGAGGACCACAACAGAGAAGAGTACAATAACCTAGACGAGCAAGAGTTTAACACTTTGCTTATGAGTCCGGGCGTGGAGATTCTAGAGCATACACCCGAAGAAGGTTATCACGATGTAGTCATTACTCGCAAGGCTTATGTTGGTAGGGTAAAAATTGAGAACGTAGTACCTGATGAGTTCTTGATCTCTAGAGAATCTAAGACAATCGAAGATGCTAGATTTGTTTGCCATAGAATCAAGAAGACTTTATCTGAGTTGCGGGAGATGTATCCAGATGAAGACTTTGATCCTATGGAGTTGTCTGGTGGTCAATATGATTTTGATACTGCCATGTGGGGTGAGACAAGAGCGCGGTATTCATTTGATAACTCTGCTACTGATGGGTTCGGTGGTGATATTAATCTAGGTAATGAGGAAGCGTTAAAAGAATACTGGTTGCATGAAAGCTATCTACGTACTGATTGGGATGGAGATGGCATTGCAGAACTAAGAAAGGTTTGCTCAGTAGGTAGTTATATTAT